AGGCAGTAACACTGGCTCATGGTCAGCTACTAGAACTGATATAGAAACTAATGGTGAAGTTGACCCTGGCCCTACAACATTATCCACATATAGTAGAAATAGTAGCGGTACTAATCACATTATTGAACGTCTTGGAATTCAATTTACAGCAGGTTCTTTAACATATGCTGAGATTGATACAACATGTGTTTTTAATGCAGGAGCCCTTGCAGGTGACATCACTTGGGCTGTTCGTTATTATCATGGTAGTAATCCCACAGCTTTACAACAAAGGACATCTACTACTCCTATAACAACCTTTATTGATAGCTCCAATAATATTGATATTAGTGCAGCTTTAGTCGGTACTTCAGGAACAGTTTATATTGTACTAATAGCACAGGCTGATGTTGATGATTCAGGCTGGCCCTCATGGACTAACTTTAAGGAAACTAGAGCACAGATAGATGCTTTAAGAGGGTATTAAAAATAGTCTTGGGGAAAGATATAAGACTAAAGGGAAAACTAAAATGAAAGAAACAGATGAAATGGACAATAATGTACAGACAAGTAGTTCGATTCTAACACCTATAATGCAGGCAGGATTTGCAGGATTTAGTGCAATCTTAATCGGAGTAATAGTATGGCAACAAAGTAAAGTCTTTACTGTCATTGAAAATAATACTCGTGCGTTGTATGAACTGAAAGCAGAGATTGATGGAAAATAAAAAGAAACATCTTGATAAGATATATAAACTGATGTTTAAGTATCTTACAGATAAACTATCTAGTGAGGATGCTAAGTCAACCGACTTTAAGGCAGCTCATGAGTTCCTCCTAGATCACGGTTATACATTCGAGATTAATGCTAACGATAAAGAAGATGAGAAGCAGGCGAAAGCTAAAGAGTCCCTTAAGGGCATCTCTGAAGAAGAAATATTAAAGTTTGCTCAAGGACAATAAAGTATGGATTATGTATTAGCTCTAAAGAATTCCTTTAGGCTTTTCTTAAAAGCATGTTGGAATCATTTAAGATTACCTGACCCGACCCCTAAGCAGTTAGAGATTGCTGACTATTTAGAACGTGGGGTCAAACGAAGAATCATCATGGCTTTTCGAGGTATCGGAAAGTCTTGGATTACAGCAGCTTACGTACTTTGGAGACTCTAGAAAGATGGAGACTTAAAGATATTAGTTGTGTCAGGGACAAGTAAAAAAGCTGATGCAGCAGTTAACTTTATTAAAGCAGTTATACGTGAATGGGATTTATTAAAAGATCTGATTCCTAGAAAGGGTCAGAGAGATAAAGCAAACCTATTTGATGTAGGGACATGTAAACGTATAGGTCAATCGGCCTCTGTCACTAGTACTTCTATTACAGGTACAATGACAGGTGGTCGTGCTGATGTTATTGTTTTTGATGACATTGAGACTCCTGAAAATAGTTTTTCAAACGACATGAGGGAAAAGCTTCATGACTCCCAAAGAGAATTTGAGGCATTGTTGAAGCCTGAGCCTCATGCTGAAATTGTTGGATTAGGTACACCTCAAACTGAGGAAAGTCTTTACTGGCAATTGAATGGATATGACTATAGAATATGGCCTGCAAGGGTTCCTGAATATAGTAAAGTTGAAGCTTCTTATAAAGGATTCCTCGCACCAAGTATTAATAAGTTATCTCAAGAGGGCCATGCAGGGTTACCTACAGATACTCGTTTTGATGATAATGAGTTGACTGAAAAGAGACTTGGATATGGAGCTGCTGGTTTTGCACTTCAGTTTATGCTTGATACAGCTCTGAGTGATGAAGAGAAATATCCTCTTAAGACATCTCAATTTAGTGTCATGCCTGAGTTAATACCAGGTAAAGGTTATAGTCCTATTAACTGGACAAACCAAAAGCATCATCAGATGGAGCTTGCAAGTGTAGGCTTTGGTGGTGATCGTTGGTACTCTCCTTTACAAAATGCTGATGGTTATAAGCTAGTTCCTTGGGAGCGTATGATCATGGCTATTGACCCAAGTGGTCGTGGTAAAGATGAAACTGCATGGGTTATTGTAGGTGAGCTTTTAGGTAAGTTCTACTTGGTACACTCAGAAGCAAGCTCAGATACAGGCTACGATGAAGCCCTTATAACTAAGATGGCTAAGCAAGCTAAAGAATGGCAAGTTAATAAAGTTTATTACGAAGCTAACTTTGGTGATGGCATGTACGGTCAGATCATTACACCTATATTCAATAAGGTATATCCTGTTACTATTGAAGAGGTTAAGAACTATGGTGCTTCTAAAGAACAACGTATCATAGATACCCTTGAGCCCGTCCTCAGTAGACACAAGATGGTCACCTCTGAGGCAGTTATAAAGGCAGATCTTCAGGCAGCTTCTACGAAGAAAGAGAAGTCACTCTTTTATCAGATGACTCACATTACTCGTGAGAAGGGTGCGTTGAAACATGATGACCGATTAGATGCTTTAGCTATTGCTATGGCTGTGTTCTTAGAGGACATGGATATAGACATGGAAGAGGCTATTGAAAGGTACAATGAAGAAATGCTTGAGAGATGTGCCGATAGTTTTCGTAGTGAAATAAACCTAAATGTTGACCTCTCAGGTAACATAATGTTAGGTGGTGATGACATTTACGAAGATTGGTCAGACTTTGCTTTGTAAGTTATTGTTAATCAATATGATGTCTAACAGGCCATCTATGAATAAATTATTTTATGAATAGAAAAAATAAACATATATATATATAGTATATATTAATAAGTCCCAAGAAAGGATCCCTAAATGAAAACCTTAAATTTAATTATAGTCTCCCTAATGGCTTTTGTTGTTAGTAGTTGTCAGACTATTAGAGATGAGAGAGCTAGTCTTAGAGCTGCTCAGATTACTTACTCTTCTTCTATCAGTACTGTTATTACTTTACGTAAGGCAAATAAGATTGGTAAAGAAGACCTTGATAAGATCAAAGAAGCTAGTAATATAGTTTCAATTAACCTAGGACTGTGGAATAAATATATCCAAGCAGGTACCTCTAGGGTTGACCTTAAGGATGTCGTAGAGACTAACCTTAAAGTCATTACTGATTTGTTAGCTAAATTTCAGAAGGAGAAATAAGATGGACGTTGGATCAGTTATATTAATTTTTAATTTAGTTCGTGAAGCCATTGGTGCTGGTTCTAAACTACATGACCTTATGGAACGTGTAGAGAATGGAGAAGAGATCTCTCTTGAAGAACTTAGTCTTGGTGATAAAGAACAAAAAGATTTGAATGCTAAGCTACAAAACCTAGATTAGCCATTCTAAGAGCTTTTACCCCTCAGATGGGTTCCTATATGGAAAACTGTCTGATCGCCCTCAGAGGTGCCTTAAAAGGCCTTCTAGAGGGTTATTTGATATTACCTTAGCTCAGTTGGTAGATAACATGGAGGTAATACTATTTGATTACGGAATGATTTCGATTGGTAAGAAGAATGTTTCATATGCATTGGCATGTGGGTTCGAGCCCCACTTCCGTAACTAAGAAAAATAACTAAACTAACTTTAACAAAATAACTATGGGAATATTATGCCACAAAAGATAATAGACACAGGAAGAGGCGATCAGAGCTCTCGTAGAGATATGTCTGATATAAATGATAACTTCAATGAGCTTTATGCTCGTACTGATTCTAATTTAACTAACATTGTAGTTGTTAGGGAGGCATCCGATCTAGCCTCTATAGATAGTACTAAAGAATACTTTATTGACGGTATTGTTGATATGGGTAATGTAAGTATTGAAGTGCCTGCAAGTGGCCTGACTATTAGAGGTTATAGTTTTGATCTCTCAGGATTGACATCCTCTGAAGATGATTATGAATTATTTACAAGTCCTGTAGGAGGATCGGGTAATTTACTATTAACAGATTTATTTGTACAGACTTCAGGTAATAACTCTAAAGTGTTTGACTTAGTATCTAACTCAGGTTTTGATGCAGCAGAGTTTAATAGAGTTAACTTCATAGCTTGTACTTCTTTAGGATCTATTGATAATTATAGACAATACTTAGAGCTAGGAACAGGTCGATTTGGTGGTACCCCTGAATTAGAGTTTATAGGTACTTGGAATGGTGCTCGCATATCAACCTCTATAGTACGTAATGTAGGTGACCTTACAGCTCTCTTTAAGGCAGGCCTAGGGTTAACCTTTAGTAGTCGATTCTTTACTGATATTAATTGTGACTTACCTACAGTCGGTGCTTTGTTTGATTTTTCTCCTTCCAATTTCGTAAATGATGAGACCTTAGAAGTTGAGAACGCAATCATATCTAGAGATGGTGTTATTGACACATCTGATACTACAGCACACCCAAACATAAATGAAGATGATGTTAAATGTTTTTGGAATGGTAATGTAGGTATCCCTAATACAGTTAAATATGTTAAATCAGATTTAACCTCTGAAATCTTAACTACAATCTCGTCTCAGAACACCTATGTGCCTCTTTTAGGTACCTTTACACTAGACACTGCATCTCACTTTGATATGCCCTCTAATGGAGAGTATAGACTTCTTACAGGTAATGGTAAATACCATATCTCAGGGCAAGTTGATGTTGAGGGTAACCGTAATGATGTTGTAGACCTTCGCATGACAAAATCCTCTGATGGTGGTTCTACATGGCCCACTGAAGTGTTCCATATAAGAAGACAGATAAACAACCTTGCAGGTGGACGTGATATAGCCTTTGTACCTATTAACGGTATTATAGATCTAAAGAAAGATGATAGGTTACGTTTAGAGATAGCTAATCAAACTAGCTCCACTAATGTGACAGCCGAACTTGATAGTTATGTCATAATAACTGGTGCTTAATAATAAATTAAAAATAGATAAATATGGAAGTAACTTATGAGTTTAATAAGACGATGGTTTGAAGACAGATGGCCTGCTGCACGATGGAATGCCTACAGATATGCAGATTATATTTGGGGGCCTGTAAGTAGTGGTGGAGGCTTGCTTGGACTATTGTTCCCTTGGAGCGACTTTGGAGGTGCCCCTTCAGAGCAGTCCACAGATGTTGATGCTTGTCCGTTTACTGAGAGGTGGGAACAGGTATTATCTTCTAGTGCTACTATGAATATTAATAGTGGGCAGATGTACTTTGAAACAAATAGGACAGGTTCAACAGGGAATTCACAATTAAATGCTATAACTGATAATCCTGTTCTTGTTGAAGGTGATTTTAGTTATTCCATAGATTTTAGCAACTTAGTTGGTTTTAATCAATTCTATTATGCTCTACTAAAAGTTAATATCAATGGCTCTGAATATAGTGTCGGTGTAGGTGACTTGAGAGGTGTAGGATCAACTTATGGTAGATTTTACTATAATGGTTCTGGATTTGTCCAATTAGATATCAATATTCCTACAAGTG